CAGACATTCGATACACATGACATACACCAATTCGATTCTGTCGTTGTAACTGGAACGGATGTCTTTACAGATCAGCAACTCACGCGACTAAGTGATTTCGAGCCTTTTGTTTTTGTGCATCACTTACAGACACCACGCGCAGGGCTTAACTCATTGATTCGTGGCAGTCGTTTATTCGTAACTCATACGCCGGCGCACATGCGTAGGGAACTTGCCTGGACTAAACCACGAAAGACCGCGCAGGTTCTAAGCTACTTCGATACCTCTAAGTGTTATGACCACATGGACAAGAATCCAATTGCATTATGGGCAGCGCGTGAACATCCACTTAAAGGAAAACTAAAGGCAGAGATTTGGGCAGCGCAGGCAGGCTACGAGTTCAAGGCACTTAGTAACGTACCGCGTGATCAAGTCTTAGATGCGATGGCTAGGTGTCAATGGTTTGTTCACTTGCCGTTAGCGTTCGAGTCAGAATGTCGCGCAGTCATGGAAGCAGTTTTGTCAGGTTGCAGGATTCACACAAACGAACTTGTTGGAATTACTAGCGTTGAAGATTGGCAAGATGCAGACCACCTAAGACACATGATTGATAATGCCGGGGACACCTTCTGGAGATTGGTACAACAATGAGAATGCTTACAATTATTCCTACTCGTGGTCGCAACGATAACGCGATCCGATTGTTTGAAGCGATCAACGCAACGGCAGACTTCACGGAAGTTGTCTTTGCAATAGATGCAGATGATGTCAAAACTTATCAAGGCTTGATGAATGAAACTGCTGGATTGAATAACGTCAAGGTTTGCATTGCAGACCGTATGGGAATGAACGGAACTCTTAATCATTGGGCGTTATGGTTTGCGCCTGACTATGATTACATCTGCTTCATGGGTGATGATCACTTGCCACGCACAGGTGGATGGGATACGAAACTTGCAGAAGCGATTGGTGATCAACCAGGCATTGCATACGGCAACGATCTATTGCAAGGTGAGAACCTACCAACTGCCGTAGTTATGTCTAGCAAAATAATCAGGGCTACGGGGTTCATGTCACCGCCAGCTTTGAAACATTTATTCCTAGACAACTATTGGCTTGCAATGGGTCAGGCATTAGAGAACTGTAACTACTTGCCAGATGTAATTCTTGAACACTTGCACTACACAAACGGCAAGGCACAACATGATGAGCGATACGCAGCCGTAAACAACGCAGAGATGCACAACGGCGATCAGGCTATCTTCGCTGAATACCTTGCAACAGAGTTTGCTAATGATGTTGAGAATGTCAAGGCTTGGTAATGATTCAACGACTACGGCCTAAGTGGTCAGATGAAGAACTAGCAACAATCTACGCAACTCCACACGATCACACCAAATGGAATGATCACGTTCTTAGAGTTAATAGAACTTTAGAGATTGCGCAGGAAATTGATGGCGTTAAATCCGCAGCTGATCTTTCTGCCGGTGATGCGTTCATAATCAACGGGCTTGGATTAAGTGAGACTTATGTTGGTGACTATGCGCCACGTTATGAGTTCACAGGTTCAATAGAACAGACCATTGAACAGATACCAAACGTGGACTTGTTTATTCTTTCTGAAACTTTAGAACACATAGACAATCCAATTGCTTTGCTTAAGCAGATACGAAACAAAACAAAGTTTCTTTTGCTAACCACGCCACACGCAAAATGGGATGACCATAACCTAGAACATTATTGGGCATGGGATAAAGACGGCATTGCAGACTTGTTCATTGAAGCAAGATTTCAACCAGTAAGTTATGAGTTGCTAGAACTAGCGCAGAGTTACTATTACGACTACCAGATTTGGGTTTGCAAATGAAGATTCTAATAACAGGTCATGAAGGTTTTGTTGGTCGCAACTTTATTAAGGCGTTACCCGATAGCGAGATCACAGGCATTGATCTAAAGGATGGCAACGACTGCCGCGACTTCTTCAAGACAAACACGGATCAGTTCGATCTGGTCATTCACCTGGCAGCGATTGTTGGTGGTCGCGCAACTATCGAAGGCGAACCATTAAGTGTTGCAACAGACTTATCAATTGATGCAGAGTTCTTTAATTGGGTGCAAAGAACTAAACCCATAAATACGGTTTACTTCTCAAGTTCGGCAGCGTATCCAATTGAGTTGCAGAACAGTCATAGATTGTTGCGACTAGCTGAACACGATCTGAACCTGCATGAAGTTAGAAACCCTGACCTGACTTATGGTTGGGCAAAACTAACAGGCGAGTATCTAGCGCAGTTCTTAGATGGCACGAACCTATTTGTGTTCAGGCCGTTCTCTGGTTATGGGTCAGACCAAGACAGCGATTACCCGTTCCCTAGTTTCATTGATCGCGCATTAGCAGGCGTGGAAGTGTTTGACATTTGGGGCAACGGCGAACAGGTGCGCGACTTCATCCACATTGAGGACATTGTTCAGGCCGTTCTCTGGCACGTTCAAACAGGCTACACAGGCACGTTCAATTTGTGTTCAGGCTTCCCGACTAGCTTTAATGAACTGGCGAAAATGGTTTGTGAAGAAGCCGGCATTGCGCCAGAGTTCAACCACATAATTTCAAACCCAGTTGGGGTTCAGTATCGCGTGGGTGATCCGCATTTGTCGCACCAGTATTTCAGACCGCAGATTAGTTTGCGTGAAGGAATACGCAGGGCATTGGCAGAACGCAAGTAGAATAGTCCTAGACTTAGGAGTTCCGCATGATTACAAACGGTTACTGCACACTTGCACAAATCAAGGCAGCAGCTCGCATCCAAGATAGCGTTGATGATTCGTTATTAGAAATGGCAGTTGAGTCTGCATCTCGCGCTATTGATGGACATGCCGGGCGATACTTCTACTCAACGGGAACTGCCACACGTTACTACGCCGCAGACGATTCGTTCATCACGCAGATTGACGATCTATCTAGTACCGCTTTAGTTCTAGAAACTTCCGGAAGCGGTGACGGAATCTTTGACACAACCTGGTCAGTTGTTGATTATCAGCTAGAACCATTGAACGGGAATGTTGATGGGCTTGCCGTTCCATACACACGCATTCGCGCAGTTGAGAACTATCTGTTCCCAGTTGAATCAGAACAAGCATTGGTCAGAGTAACTGGTGTCTTTGGTTGGGCATCCGTTCCAATTGCAATCACACAGGCCTGCATCATTCAGGCCAGTCGTATCTTCAAGCGTTTAGATTCACCTCTTGGTGTTGCAGGGTTTGGCGATCTAGGCGCGATCTCTGTAACTCGTGACATTGATCCAGACGTTGCACAACTTGTTGCGCCGTATCGCAGAATGCGGAACTTTGTCTAATGGCTTTGTTGTCTGAAATCCGCACAGGGTTAGCGAACAATCTTTCTACTATTAACGGGCTAAGAACCGCAGCCGTTATGCCGGACAATCCAAACCCACCTATTGCAATTGTTCAGCCAAATGCAATTTCTTATGACGATACATTCCAACGGGGTATGCAAACCTATACCTTTACCGTTGTTGTTCTTGTAGGTCGCGTGGCAGAACGATCAGCGCAGAATGCGATAGATGCCTTCTGTTCAAGTACAGGTTCTCAAAGTATCAAGTTGGCATTGGAGTCAGACAAGACACTTGCTGGGAAAGTGTATGATTTAAGAGTTACCGATATGCGAGCTTACGCAAGCATTGCTGTTGGTGAAGTAAACTATCTAGCAGCAGAATTTTTAGTTCTCTGTTACGCAGACTAAGGAGCAACACTCAATGGCCAAGTTCGTAGCCACCGATTACAAGGTGACCGTAGCCGGTACCAACCTCTCGACCTTTCTTAACCAAGTAGAACTAGCTTTGGAATCCGATGATGTAGAAACAACTGCATTTGGTGGAACTTTCCGGGAGCGCATCGGTGGATTGAAATCAGGTTCATTAACACTTCAGTTCATGCAGGACTTTGCGGCATCATCTGTTGATGCAACTCTGTTCCCATTGTTCAACACTTTGGCAACCGTTGTCATTACTCCAACTTCAGGAACTGTAACGGCAACAAACCCAAGTTACACCGCCGTATGCCTGGTCAATCAGTACACGCCTCACGCTTCATCTGTTGGTGACCTTGCGACTTTCTCGGTCACATGGCCAACAAGCGGAACCGTCTCACGCGGTACGGTCTAACCAATGAAAGTAAACCTGCGCGTAACTTTTAATGACGAAAGCGTTGAAGAGGTTTCTGCAACTGCTCGTGACCTTGTTGCATTCGAGGACAAGTTTACAAAGTCAGTTGCTTCTCTTGAGTCAGACTTCCGCATTACTGATTTACTTTGGTTGGCGTGGCATTGGCTACACCGCTTCGGCAAGACTAAGAAAAGTTTTGAAGAATGGTGTGACGATGTTGAGACAATTGAAGCGAGTGAACAAGACCCAAAATAATCGGGTTGGGTGACTCATCCCAACATTGGTATTTGGCTTATCTTGCAGTTGAAACTGGTATTGCTCCATCGGTTTTGATGCAGGAATCTGAACGTATGCTTTATACGTTGGGAATGTATCTGCGCTGGCGCAATAGTCAGGGGACATAATGTTAAAGATGCAAGTCACGGGAATTGCTCAAGCGACTAAGACCTTAAAAGGCATAGACAATAACATTGTCAAACAAGCGCGTAAAGATTTAAGATCAGGCGCAAAGCCAGTAGCTGATGCAGTCAAGAACAACATCCCAACAAAATCGCCGCTACGAGGCATGGTTCATAACGGCAGAACTGCGTGGCAACCATCTGGCGTAAAGGTCACAGTCAAGACAAACTTCACTAAGAAGGCAGAACGCAAAGGGACTTCATTGGTTTCTATTGTTGCCGGCGCACAAGGTAAGAACTCACAGGGTTCAGCCGCGTTTCAAATTGCGGACATGGCAGGTCGTAAGCGTAGAGGAAACACACGCGCAGGCCAGGCAATGATTCGCAAACTGAATGCTGAAGGTCGCGCATCTAGATACGTTTATCCTGCCGCATTGCGCGAACTTCCATTCGTTCAAGATGTTGTGCGCGGTACAATAAAGAAACTGATGAACGACTACAACCGCAAACTAAAAGGATAGGTTCTTTCAATGGCCGTAATCTTTCCTATTGTTTCCACGTTCGATCCAAAGGGTGTCAATCAAGCTCAAAAATCTATCGGTGGATTGGGAAAACAAGCGAACCTTCTGAAAGCCGCTTTTACTGGAGTCGGTATTGCGGCAGTCGCTAAGGGTTTGCAGTCATCCGTTCTTGCCGCTTCAAATCTTTCTGAATCAATTGCAAAATCAAACACGGTCTTTGGTAGTAACGCTCAAGCAATTCAAGCCTGGTCAGAAACAACTGCAAAGTCATTAGGTGTAAGCCAACAGGCTGCACTTGAGGCTGCTGGAACTTATGGAAACTTGTTCCGCGCATTTGGAATCAACGAACAAGAGTCTGCCAAAATGTCGCAGTCACTTGTTACCCTGGCTGCGGATCTCGCTTCGTTTAATAACGTGCCAATTGAAGATGCGCTTCTTGCATTACGTTCAGGTTTGTCTGGTGAAACAGAACCGCTGAAGCGTTTCGGTATTGCGCTCAATGAAGCAAGGCTTAAAGAACAAGCACTTGCAATGGGACTTATCAAAACAACAACGGGAACTTTGCCTCAAGCAATTAAGACACAAGCCGCATATGCTTTGATTCTTAAAGATAGCGCACTAGCTCAAGGTGACGTTGCACGCACATCCGATGGACTTGCCAACCAATTAAAGTTCTTAAAGGCAGGACTCGAAGATGCGAAGGCTGGATTCGGTGAAGCGTTACTTCCTGCCGCGTTGTCAGTTGTTAGTGCATTCAATGACAACTTATTGCCTGCGATTGATCGCATTA